TCATCGCCACGTTTTCCAGTGCGGGGTTAGACTCTTTTGCACCCAATGGGTTTGGTAACACCTCATCAATTGCTGGAACTTTAAGTTGACCGAGAACGCGACGGTAGACGGCACGAATGTCAAACATTCCCGGAGGTGCCGATGTAGCCATCTGTAAGAGGGCTTGGTTTTGTGCAACACGTTGCGTTTCAGAGAAGATGTTAGGATCTGATACTGGACGCACGTCATTGTTGTACGAGAAGTCACGAACTTCAACCTCAGTACCAGACTGGTTGTCCATCTCTTCTAAGTACCAATGATTTAGACGAGAAATAATATTTAATGACTTAGCTTGGCTATGATGTAAACGTGCATGAATGGCTGAGAATACTTTAGCACCCTGCTCAATCAAAGCCTGCGCCGTGCCAACCGGCATGTTGTTGTTAGCCTCGCCAATCTTTTCTTCAGATGTCGTTACAACACCCTTAGCCGCGTCAGTTAACCATCCAAGGAGGTTAAACAAAACGCTAGATGGTTGGTTAAACGGCATAGCCATTGCCAACTTACGTACGTCATCTACACCCGGAGCGCCTTCAATTTCAATTACCTGTGTTGGCTCGATGCGGTCAGACTGACCACCAATGCGTCCACCTTTGAGCTTAAGAAGTGTTTGGCTGTTATTAATGTGAGCAGCGTCCAATAAGGCACGCAAAGAGCCAGTAAGAGCAGCAGACAAACCACCAATAAGGTGAGGTAGGCCAATAGCATAAGCGCCGCGCCAAGGAATGAACTTAAATTCAACATACCACTCCAACATGGTTAATTTTTCGTCGTTGCATTCCCAGTTACGGTAGAGAGCTAAAACCTTAGAGCTTGTCTCATCAATGGTAAGGATGTATGGTGCACGACGACCATCGGTCTCATCATCTTCATCAAGACGCAAAAAGCAAGTGATTTCATAAATACGACGCAATCCATCAACGTTTGTAGATGGATCTTCTTTGCCTTCAATTTTATTGTTCGCTTTTTGTGCGCCAGTTTGATCTGTAAGCGGGGCATCAGATGTATAGCTGCTGTCAATGTCGCGGTAAATACCTTGATCAACACGCTGCATAAACGTGTCTTCTGTAATGTCTTGAACTTCAGTTACACGCTGTGATGTGTAGAAGTTAGTAGAAGAGTACGGCAAAAGAATATTATCAATTGGTACCCACTCACAGGTAGGACGCTTTTGTTCTGAATCAAAACGCCATTTTAAGAACTGTGAACCACCTAATGGTAGTTGTGTGAGAAGTTGTTCCATCTCATCACGGTACTCAGCAATTTGTTCTGTAAGCTGCCAGTTAAGGAAGTCAACTTTGCGGGATGCAACTTCTTCTTTAAGGCGATCTGCTTGGCCTTTAACGTTAGAGCGCACAATGCCATCTGGTGGCAGTAATTCTTTTGCGGAAGATGCAGCGAAGTCAACGCATGCCTCTGCCATAATAGGGTGGACGACTTTGGAAGCTCCGTCGAACGTGGCTCCTCCGGGCGCGTCCTTGCCGAGTCCAGTTCTACGAAGACCTTCTTCGTACTGTTTATCTCGTTGTTTGCGCGATTCCTTATCAACATCAATAAGGTCTAAATATTCGTTGGCTAATGACTCAAGGATGTCTTCATCAAACTCTTCAGCCAAGTTAGCATAAAATTCTGGTGCTTCTTTAGGAGAAGATTTGGGTACGTAGTTAACAATCACAGAACCATCTTCTTGCTCGATGATTTCTTCTTCTACATCTCCGGGTTCTAAACCTAGTGCCTCTTCGTAATAATCCATTTCCGCATCTTGCTGTGCGGCGTCTTTCAAATCTTCTTCTCTGTCAAGCCCGGGTAAATTAGAACCCATTTGCGTTGGTAATATTGGATTTGCCATTATTTACGTTTAATCTTTTTTATAAGGTGTTTAACCGGCTTCACAAACGGAAGTGTTCCTAGTCCTGCAGCGCCTGCTGTAATACCTGCACCAAGTGTGTCTCCTTGGTTAAAGGAATTAATTGCTGATGGGACTGCGTCAATTGTTTCTGTTACCGCACTAATTGGATTTAAAAACTGAAGCGGTAAGTATTCTGAGCGTTGGCCTTCTGATCCAGTTCCAAATAATCTATCGGCTGGTTTTTCTCCAACTAACCCGGCAAACTTGTCTCTCATGAAACTTGTTGCTGTTGATGGTTGTGCTTGGAAAGTTGGCTCTGGTGGCATTTCGCCACTGTAGATTTGTTGGGAGCGTATTCTGTCAAATAGTCTGGCCAACTCTGGGCTAGTCTCTTCTGGACGGCCACCGGCGGCTAAATGTTCTGGTTCAATGTTGTTGATAAACAATGCCGCCAACATATCTTGTGGTGACATTTCAACTTGACCACCATCAGCAAAACGGGGCATAATGCCAGACTCGTGTAGAAGCATTTGTTGCGGCGTGTTTACCATCCCGGGTGTTCCGGGGACCGCGCCTGCCTCTTCGAGCAGCATTTGTTGGGGAGTCTTTAAAATATCCATTCTAATTATAATAATACAAGAATGAGCGCATTTCCGCCCTTATTGGCTGTATGGGTTGCTAAACTTCCTAGATGAGTCATCGTCTGCATAATCATAGTCTCTTGCAGGCAATGGATCTAACTGCAGCCATCCAGAGTCTCTGAGAACGCGTAGGGCTTGGCTGAGGCTGTCAACGTAGTCATCATGACCTCCAGCCTCCGGAAACGAACAAACCTGCCTCATGAACCGTTTAGCCCAGTCAGCAAACTCACCGCTTTTAGTAGAGTCTTCTGGTATGAATACTTTACCTTTAGCAACTAGGGGTGCCACAATGTTGATACGCTGTATCTTATCCGCCCTGCCCGGGTTGTATCCACGCACTGGCACACCCGCGCCCTGTAGTTCTTGGATCAGGGAGATACCAGCAGATTTATCTTCCATGAGAATAAGGTCTGCCTTCTTGCCTTTACCAAATTCATTGTCTGCGCCATAGACCACTTCCTTAAAGTCATCAATTACTTTACGACGCAGTTCAGGATAGGACAAATGTGCATCCCATGAGTCTAAAAGGATTACTGCAGTCCCAGCATCAGTTCTTTCAAACACACCCCACACAGTACATGCCGTTGGGTCGTTGACTGTCTTTTCGCTGGTAGCTGGATCGTAGCTGGCAATCACATACTCAAGGGTTGGTGTTGGCTTATTGGCTGGCCACATCTTAAACATTTTACGTTTGATGATACCCGTTGCTTCTGGGTCAAGGATCTGGCCATAAATTTCCTGACTACCAATGTCAGTGCCTTCGTATGTCTCAAGCTGTTTAAAAAACGTCTCTGAGAGGTTGGCTCGGTTGTCGTACGATGAGGCATTTGCTACATAAACATCACCACCTACTTTTCCTTCGTTAAGGTCAACGATGAGCTCTTTAGGTTTTGGTGTGGTGGTAATAATCTGCTGCACCCGAGGGATTCGGGGGTCTTTAAGACGGAGGGTAAACTGTACTCCATCGTAGGCGTCGTCGATGTAATCAAACGCACACAGCTCGTCGAACCATGCTCCATGATATTGCTTACCACGATAGCGTTCTGGCTCGGAGGCGGGGATGCCTTGAATAATGGAGCCATTGGTGAGGGTAATTTCAAAAAGGGACTTGTTGTAGTCTCGTATAAGTGACGCGGGAATGATATTGATAAGTCCGGAGTCTCCCTCAAAACAAGTTGCGCGTATATCGTTTGAGGTAGGGGCTGTGACCAACCATCGAGTATTATCATACTTCCAAGCACGAATGCCAATCCAATGACTAGCCGTATGCGTCTTCCCGGATCCTCGACCAGCCAGCATAAGAAACGTATCATATTCGCCATCTTCTGGTTCTCTCTGGTGTGGTAGTGCCTGTAATTGCCATTTGACCTGCCATATAGCAGCATCCAGTTGCTGTTTGGGCCAATGTTTGTGGGATTCTGCAAACTTTTTAAGAGTTTGCTCTTGTTTTAGTGTTAGCATGTCGGTATAAAGCCCTCTCCAGCTAAAATGGTGTTGTCAGCCCCAGTGGTTTCAATGTGAATACACAGCTGGGATGCAATTGGCTCAATGCCAGTGACATACCGGCGCCCGTATTGTATTTTTACGGGTGGTGAGGACTGATTTGGTATTAAGGGCAGGCGGGACTTAAAGAAAACAGTGTAGTCTTTCTTGTGCGAGTCACTAATGAGCTGAGTACGGCAACCTAGTGACTCCGCTAACAGCTGAACACGGCGCACAGTGTCATAATTTTTTGAAGAAAAACGAAAAGTGTCTATTTTTTTGTTGTACTGCCTTGATTTTGAACACATTATTCCAGAAAGTAGCTCTTGACGCTGTTCTGGAGAGGCTAAAAG